ACTGTTTCGCACCCCACTACTATCTAGCCATGGGATTCATCCGCAACGGTCAGCCGCTTCGCGCTGGCAAAGCCTTCACCGACGAAGACGGAACGCAGTACCCCAAGAACTGGGCGACTGTATTTACTGACGAGCAAAAGGCCGATCTGGGTATTACTTGGGAAGCCGACCCCGCACCAGTTGATCACCGCTTCTACTGGGACCACGATCTTCCCAAGCGTCTCGAAGATGAGCCCGCCGTTGACGAAAACGGCGACCCCATGTTGGATGCTGACGGCGTCCAGATCATCAACACGGGCTTGAAAACCAGCTGGGTTGCTCAGCAAAAGCAAACCGCCGGCAGCCTGCTCGCCAACACCGATTGGTACGTCACCCGCAAGGCTGAAACCGACGTTGCTATCCCGGCAGATGTGCTGGCTTACCGCGAGTCTGTCCGCACCATTAGCGGCACCCGCGAAGGGGAAATCAACGCTTGCACCACCACTGAAGAGCTGGTTGCACTGCTGAGCAATCCTGCTGAGGTGTACGACGAGGCAACTGATTCGATGGTTGCCAACACCGAACCGTTTATCACCCCTTGGCCTGAGGCACTCTGATGGCAGTCAAGTCGAAAACCGCATTGGGCCGCACTAAGCACAAGGTCGGCCCACCCAAGAAAACCCGCCAGGGCCAAGGTCAGCATTCCAAGCCCAGCCATGGGCGCAAAAAGCTACGCGGTCAAGGCAAGTAATCAGCGCTGCCAGTTATCACACTGGCAGCTTTTTTGTGCCAGTACACTCTTTGGGATGTTGTGTTTTTACACCCAACGATGATCAAAGCTTCTGCGGCTGCTTTCGCCCTCGCAGCCATGGGTATCGCTTGTGTGCCCGCTGCCAAGGCCGACGGCTTCTACATCAACCCCGAGTACAACCTCGGCTTTGCCGGCAACCAGACCTCCGGTGGTGGCGCGATTGATGCCCACGTCGGTTACGAAGCCGGCCCTTGGTACATCCAAGGCGGTCCTCAAGTCGTCTTTCCCGAAGGCGGCGCCACCGACTATCAGTTCTCTGCCAAGACTGGCCTGAGCGCACCCGTGACCGACAAGCTCGGCCTCTACACCGAGGTGAGCATGGCCACCGGCGATAAAAGCAACAGCTACGGCCTCAAGCTGGGCTCCAAGTACAAGTTCTGATCGAAAGCATGGCCCGTTTCGGCGGGCCTTCGATCAACTCATAGTCACGCGCAACTACCTGTCAGCCTTCTGGCGGGTAGTTGTTTTTCCGTGTCTAAGCAATCCGGCGAATTGGGAGTACTGTTGGCCACCCGATTGGCTAATCCCCTATGTGCAGGATGCCGTCGACTTCTATAAAGTCGAGCCATACGCCAACGAGAAGGCAATCCTCAATGCGCCGGATCATTGATTTGATGGCCATCACCGGCTTCCTGCTCAGCGGATCTATGACCGCAGCACTGGTGATCAGCTACCTGCAGTTCGACAAGTTCATGGACGACAGCATGGAGCGCATCGGTGGCAAGGTCACCGAGCACATCGAAGCCGAACTTGAGGGCAAGATCAAAGGCGCCATGCCCAAAGTGCCCGACGTAACTGGTCCGGCTCTGCCCTTCTGATGCCCGAAATCCCAGAGATCCGCATCCCGCAGATCCGGGAAATCCCTTACGCCCCTCAGCTTCCAAGTGGTCCGCCTGTGACTCTGGAGCTGGGGGTTCCGATCGTCGAGATGCCGGGTTGCGTGCCAGTGCATCCCGACGCCAAGCTCAACCCAAGCCTCCTCCAGGATGACCCTGGCCGCGTAGGCAATTGGTGCCCCAACGGCGAAATTCCATCGTTCAATCCGATGGACTTCAGCCCCAACGAGTTTCAGCTGGTACGACCAACGACACCGCGCACCGATGATTCCGAGGACAGTGAATCGACGTCCCCTGAACTACCGGCAATCCCGCGATTACCTGAGCCAAATGCAAAGACATCTGAGACGGCAGCGGAGGCCGAACCCACCAAGCCGTTTCTGGAAAAGGCGCTTGACGGACTACCGCCTGTGGAAGCTGTGGTCACGACGACAACGATTGCCGTGGTGGCTACGACTTCTGCCCTGGTGGCCAAACCACTGGCAGAGCTGATCCTCAAAACGATCAAGCCAACCGTCAAGAAGACGATGACGAAGATCGCGAAGCTGCGGGGTCAAACGATTCCACTGGAATCCGTATGGGAGCGGCGGGTTTCACAGCGGGAGCGGAACTTGGCAATTCGGACGTTGCGCCGGGCTTTGAAACCGTAATTTTGTGGCGATGCGGCAGCACCTGCCCAGGCTTCGGCACCAGCACTACATCCGAGCAGACCACGTAAAACTTGGACTTGGGGTGGAACGATATCCCTTTCTGCGATAGTTCACCGCAGTGCCGCAATCTGCTCAACTCAAAGTCCAGCCGCTTGTTAGCGAGGATCTGACGTTGGAGCGCGTTGTGGGTATCAGCTGAAGCCTTGCACCGCTCCTGCATTCCACCATCAAGCGGAATACTTACCGTTGCACTAACGCCGAAGTTAAGTGCGTGGTTATTTTTCTGACCGCTCGGGAGCTCTTGGTAGTAGAGGATATTTCCTGGGTTGTCAGGTACGCCGTTTTCGTCCTCGTCGGTGGGATCGTAATACGGTGTTCTGACCGTGTCGTTAAACGGCAGCGCGTATGACTTGCTCGTCGTAACGAACGGCGAGACGTTCAATGTTGGCCCTTGGCACGAAATTCCCGGACCATACGCATTGGTCGGATACGGACCCGTGAGCATCTGTATAGCCTGGTTCGTAACGGAACCCGTGCTGTTCGCAACTGGATTCGCCGTTGCGTTGGCCTGTGCAAACGCTGGATTCGGCAGCAGAACTAAGGCCCAAAAACCGAGACGGTATCTGTGACGCTTTGTACGGACGTTGTACGGGTGATGTCCGTTGTTGTCTCCAGGCCCGGTCCCGAATAGGACTCGACGAACTGAAAGCTTGCGCCTGGATTGACGATTGACCATGTGGGCTTGTCTTGCAGTTCGAGGCCGGTCCAACTAGAGGTAACCCCGTCCACTGTTTGTGTTTGGGTAGTACCAGCACCTGGAACGATGCTTGACCCAGAGTGTTGCACGTTTGTACCCGACGCGCTGTAGGTGTAGCCGGTCGCATAGTTGACGCTACGAATCTGCTCAGTTACCTGAGTCGTTGATTCTGTCCGCGATGTCATCGTGCCACTGCGGAAGTTAGGCACAACTGGCACGGCTGCTGCTGGTCCGGCCAACAGCAGCACAACAGCTAACCAGCGCATCAGTCGAGCTTGATTTCGGTGACCATCTGCCCCACAGCACTCGTACCGGCTCCACCGGCCGTCAGGCTGATTGCGTGATCACTAGAGATCGTGCCGGCCAGGGTTCCAGCAATGCCGCCTGCGGTAGTCGTGGTGTCGCCAAGCATCGGCAACGAACCAACCACACCTGCCGTGACGCTGGTGGCCGATGGCACGTTGTCGCCCTCAGTAAAGGACTCGCTGAAGGAGAAAGCGTCGCCAGCAGTGGTCACGCTGTAATCAGCAGCGGTGTAACCAACAGCGCTTCCGGTAGTCAGGGCACCAAGGCCACCAGCGGTATCAAGGGTGATGTTGTTGCCGCTCACCGAATAGCTAGAGCCAATCCGGCTTGCAGCACTTGCCGCAGCATCCACGGTCAGGGAAACCGAGGACTGGATCCGGTGTGTCAGATCAGCGTGCGCAGGACTCGCGCTACCGATCACAATGGCGGTTGCCAGAAGGAGCTTTTTCACTGTTGTTTCTCCTGAGATTTAGCGGTGACTGTGCCGTTATTTTCGTCCTTCTTTTTCTGACCGTTGCCTTTACCAACCGAAACCCCGAATGAGGCCATCGTCCCGGTCAGCAAGGAAGCAGGAAATGTCGGGTCCATCGCTTTCACATGCCCTAAGTAGTTGAGGCTGAGCATAAAGATGGACCAGGACAGAACGGCCAGGCGAACAAAGTCCGCTAGTGGCGTGTGTTCTTTGTCGTGATCGTGTTCAGGTGAGGCTGGCATGATGAAACGAGTGTTTGGGTGGCTCCTGTGGTTGAGATCTTGGCTGCCATTGCGGGGGCTTCAATAACGGTAGCCGCAATGGGCGCTTCAGCGAACAGTAAGCGGTCTACAGAAAGTCGTGACGCTGTAATCCGCTTGACCGCATCTGTCGACAGCGTTGCTACCCGCCTCGACGTACTTCACACTGACATGCGCAGCAGGGACGCCGAAGTATTTAGTCGTTTACGCGAACTTGAAGCAGCAGTGGCACGTATAGAAGGATCTAGACACCAGCACTAAGCTTTTTGTAGTCGACACATACCCATGGAAGACATCCTCACCAGTCCAATCACTTGGGCCGTGGTTGCTCTGATTAGCGAGCTGGTTGGTGCGTCCAATCTCAAGCAGAACGGCGTTGTCGCTTTGCTTTTGGATACTGTTAAATCACTGAAGCCCAAAGAGCTGAGAAAGTGATTCGTCGTCCAGACGCTGCTGACATTATTGCGGATGTAGCACTTGCCTGCGCCCTATGCGTGGCGGTGCTACTTCCCATACATATTCTCAATAATTTTTCTACTACTCCCGCTCCTACTATAAAATATAAGAATTAATGTTGTCGCTGTACCTGGCCATGACGTTGCGATTAACCGATTTTTTCAATCGATACACCGCAGCGCCTCACCAGATTGCAGCGATCAACCAACTTCAAGATGAGCTGCCGGCGCACCTGCTGGACAGGACGGCATCGTGGTTTGAGATCTGGAAAGCAGGGGGTCGGGTTGAGTGGCTACCCACCCCTTACTTTCATCAGCTTGATCTGCCAAATGGCTACCGCAAGTGCTTCACTGCGGCAGCAGCAATGGTTGCAGCGGACCAAGCCCGCCTGCTCGACCCACATGACTACGACAAAGTACGGGCCAAGTACGGCGACACAACTGAGATTCACGCGCATATCCGTGCTCTCCAAGACTATGGACTGACTGTTGAATTTGTAGACAACGGCACCCCGGACTTACTTGAAACAGAAATCGATGCAGGCCGCCCGGTGGCAGTCGGCTGGCTTCACCACGGTGACCTAAGCGTGGGTGAGCGCCCCAGAGGCTATGGCCACTGGAGCGTGATCGTCGGCTACACGGACCAATTTTTTATCGCCCACGACCCTATGGGCACCCCTGATTTCATTCACGGCGGCCACAAAAATCAAACCGAATCCAAGTACGTCCTTTACCCAAAACGGCATTGGCTAAAGCGCTGGGAGGTTGAGGGGCCTGGAACGGGATGGGCGCTGCTTGTTACAGGTGGTTGGTCTGACCTGCTCAAGGATGATGATCAGCAATACACCGAGTAATGTGTTCCGAGCAATAAAAAACATGTGATTGTCCCCGATCATGAGATCCAGCGGCTTTGCGTAGAAGAGCGCATGGTCACGCCGTATGACCTTGACTTGCTAAACCCGGCGTCGCTGGACTTGCGGATTGGCGAAAACATCATGGTCGAGGTAGAGCATACGCCTGAGCTTCAGATCCAGTCGATCGCCCATTGCACCAAGAACAATCCATATTTGATGGCGCCTGGTGAGTTTTTGCTTGCTGAAACCCTTGAGGTGTTCAACATGCCGCCTGACATCTGCGGCATGTTCTGCCTGAAGTCATCCCGCGCCAGAGAGGGCTATGAACACAGCCATGCCGGCTACGCCGATTGCGGATGGAACGGAAGCAAATTGACTCTTGAGCTAAAAAACAACAAGCGGTTCCACAACCTGCCGCTGTACCCCGGCTTGAAAATCGGGCAGATGGTCTTCCTGTTGATGGTCACCAACCCGGACTTGGATTATGGAGAAATTGGGCATTACAACGGCCAGCCACGAGTGATGCCAAGCTGGGAACAGTGTCTTTAGCTACCCTGAGTCGAAGCGGAGAGCTTCTCCCATGCAGCGGTACTTGATCGAAGTAACAGGGAAGTTTTACTTCGAGACCGCGCAAGACCCTGAGAACATCCCAGGCGATATATACGCCTGTATCTCGGAGTGCTTCAAAACCGATGACGACATCATCGACATCGAAATAGCCACCTACGAACTTCCAAAAGATGGAGCATCAGATTGATGGCATCTATCTCGTTACTAAAAAAGCGAGCAAGCAACGCTTTCGTGCCTCAATCTTTTCCGCCTGGGACCACACCTGCGCATACTGCGGTGACCACGCCACCACAATCGACCACGTAAGGGCGAAGGCCAAGGGTGGCCCAACCTCTGTACGCAACTGCGTGCCAGCTTGTTTGCGCTGCAACGCAGCAAAATCTCATTCGTCAGTTTGGTTGTGGTGGATAAAGCAGCCGTTCTGGGATTTTCTTCGCGCACACAAGCTCTTGTGCTGGATCAGCCGAAGCGAGCAGCCTTCATATGCTCTATGTAGATCTGAGCCTGCCACAGATCATTGGCATAACGGCCGATAGAGCAGTTCGGCATACAAGCCCGGTAGCGGACTTCGCCGATCGGTTCAGTGCTCATCTCGATGTAGTAGCCGTCCCCGCAGTCAAATGCGTCCTCAGGAATCACGTACTCAGTGGTTGGCCCAGAAGGCTGAGCAGCTTTTTGCGAAGACTCCTCCACTGGATCGTCCCTCCGGGAAACCTAAACCGCATTGTGCCGCAACAAATTCCCAGTGGATGCAGTGTTGACACCGGGGCTTGTTATTTGTGATGGCCCGAGCGTCGGCATAAAGCTGTTCAGCTTCTATAACCGCTTGCTCAAGCTCGGTGCAGCTGAGCGGCAAATCCAGCTTGCCCGTATGAGTCTTGATGCGGACGCGCCAACCCTCAGATCCCTCATACAGGACCATCCGGCCGGCGTGATACCGCAGCGAAGCCACTAAGCGTGAGCCATTAGCCGCAGCTTAGTTGTCAAGTCTTCAATTGCCCCGTCGTTAAATACAGCGCAATCAAAGTCGTCAAAATCTTGCAAACCGCCTTCGCTGGCGTGTTCAAAAGACTTGGGCACTCCCGGTCGCTCGACATACCAAAGCGCACCACCCAAATTCTTGATTAACTGCGCTTCATTTCTGAAACGGCAGTCATCAACGACCACCTTGTCGTACTGCTGAATCCGTTCAGACCAGCACCGCAACCAGATATCCGGGTGAATGCAGGACCGGCCCCATTCAGTCCCAAGCGTCCGCAGCATATGACGGACACTGACTTCTGCCGCTGGAACGACAACCTGCTTGTGTTTAAAAACGAGATCCTCAGCCCCGGCCTGGTCGTAACCCATGGCCTTGAGCATTGGAATCAGCATCTCTTTTAGGGTTTGAGCGAATGGCACGATTGTGTAACCGCGCTCTTCCTCAAGCCACCTAGCAACAGTGGATTTACCTGAACCAGCTGCAGGGCTGTAAAGGCCAATCAGCTTTTTCATCCTTGGCTTGTTACTTGAGCTGAAATGAACGATGCACGCATGATTTGCGCGTTGTCTTCTTTGAATTTTTCCCAAAGACCAATGTAAGTGCCGCGAAGACCAGGCTCTGCGTTGTCGCGCTCATACAGCTCATAGAGATAATCAAGAAAGGCGGCTTTGCCGTTCTCGATCTGCCATGGCTTTAGCTCGCTCAAGAGCTGGTTGGCGTCCAGCGACTGTGTCGCCCCAATAAACGATTCGCCCATCAAAAAACCAAGGTCGGTAGTAGGTTTCGATGCCATAAAACAGCGGATGAGCGCCGTAGGAGCCTACCCCCGTGTTTGGGTGGTAGAGCGTCACTTTTCAGCATCTGGCGAATGGTAGATGCGTTCAAGCTTCATCGAGGGCGGCTCAACATCCTCTGAAACATCCTCATCGCTGGCGTAACCAGCAGGATCAGATTGATTTTTAAGTACCCAAGTGACCGTGGACCCGTGCTCTTTGACGCAGATCAGCCCAATGCGCGGCGATTTCATCAGCCAGCGGACAATCGCTGCTTCAACAGGATTAAGAAAAGGATGAGCTCTCACTAGCCTGCCTCCGTGATCATCGCCGGGCAGTCCGCTGCGAACCTCGTGCCACCCTCAGGTAACCCTAGGCAGCACCGATGGCTCCAATGAGCACAGGCTGCACATGGTCCGCCGCCATCAAGCACTTCGTACTTGCGCATCCGAGTCTCCTCCCGGATTTCTGCTTTACCAGCGGGCGTTTTTCGATAACAATCCGCGCAGATCACGGGATTGCGAGTGTCCCTTCCGCATGACGGGCAAACTCGGGTGTTCAGCCGGCTCGTAGAGCGAGCACTCACTGGCGAACGATCCACCAGATTCAGGGAACTGCATAGAACAGGAGCCATCTAACCAGTAAGAACAAGAGGTGCAGTTTTTGCGGGCCTCGCTAGTAGTCGGACTTAAGACTTGCGAGATCGCGGTATTAAGGCGGAGCAGAAGGTCGTACTCCTTCATCTGTGTAGCTGTTATCTCGTACTTCGTCTCGGCATAGTTGCAATTAGAGCAGCGGCGACGAAATCTGAGCGTTGGATCTTGGCTACGACGACGTGACTCGGTCACGTAGAACTTTTTCTGATTGCACTTAGGGCAATGGCGCAGGCTTTCATCAGGTCTGCCGCGTTTTGTCATGGCGCCAACCTCGCTTTGCCCAGCCGCTTGTCGACGTAGTAACCGAGGATTTGCGGCGCCCAATCCTGAAGGTGGGGAAGCATCAGATCACACAACGTCTGGATTTCAGGTTGTGCATCCGCCTTGGCCCGAAGGTCCAAGAAGTGGAGCGCACTTCGCAGGTTGAAGCTGACCACAAAGTTCTGGCGAAAGTCGAAGGGCAGCATCCCCCGGATGTGCTCCTCGGCAAATCCGGCCTTCAAGCGGACCGCGTACTGCCGCAGCGATTCCATAGCCGCAACCTTGTCCCGTGACAGGTCATCAGCTGAATAGCGGTACTTTTTGCCGTCGCGATCTCTGTAGTAGCCGGGCTCACGGAAATAGATCGCCGATTCGACAGGTACCTCGCGATTGACCACCTTCAGCATCCGCTGGCCGGTGTAGCGCATCGACTGGACATCGAAGCTGACGCCAACTCGGTGGGTCCGAGCTTGCTGCATTACTGAATGCGGGAAGCCAGCAACGCCGAAGGTGATCGATGGGTGCTCAAGCGGACCAAAGTGACCACGCTCACCAGCTAAAAGCCGTTTGACGCAAACTTCACCAGCACGAGCTTCGGACGGCGGCTCGTCATCCCCGACGTATCCCTCGTAATAGTCCTGGTGCATTGCAGCCCAGACCAAGGTTTGCGGGTTGGTTGTCCAAGAGAGGACATCAACCCTGAGGTATTGGTCAGTCATCAAACGACCTCGACGCTAGACATGGGCCAGCGAGCTTTTGCGTACTTAAGTGCGTGCTTTTTGCTTTCAGCGCGCAGTTCGACAAACATGGGGCTTGCACCCACTTGACTCACTTGAATCCGAAAGAGTTTTGTCTTGGCTCCAGGGACCGCACGGCTAATTCCGTCGCCATGCTGCGACTTAGCCTCAATGTGATCGTCCCAAGTGGTGTTCAATGCAAAATTTGACACAAATAAAAGATGATCAAGCAGTGGGTCTTTCTATAGTAACTCAAATGCAAAGCGGATTATGGCTTGGTTTAACCGAGATGTAACACCCGAAAGGGAGCTTGCGATTGAGGTCGCGGCACGCGAAATGGAGCCCCGCGAGGCCCATCTGTTCAAAACCCTGATGGGCTACCAAGACATGCTTCAAGCCGCCGTTCACGAAATCATGAGGCTTGAATTTGTCGTCGAAGACCTCAAGGAGTTGATCGACTCAACTGAGACTCAGTCCTGAGGCTTTTCCAGGCAGAGAACAAAGCAGCCAGGCCGAGTTGCGTCGCGACGCACGGAATACTTGACCTTGTCGCTGGCTCGGCTCATTACGCCGACAACCTGAGAAATAGTTGTAGGTCGATAACCCTTGCCAGTCTCCTCGTCCCAATACGGAACGTAGATCGCGTCGCCGGGCTTCATGGCCATTACCTCTTCACGCAGCGGCGTGGTCTTGGTCACCCGAGCAGTGCGCCCTTTGACCTCCGACATTGAAACTCGCTCAAACGAAGACATAACAACCAGAACAGGAACGGACCCTGTAAATAGCGTACACTGCGCAAGCATTTATCGTGCAAATCCGTGAACAAGGAAGAGACTAAAAAAGACCCTGCTCCACCGGATCCGCATCTCGTCAAGTTCATGCACAACGGCGGAATGAGCGGAAAATCAATTTCCCGCGCACTCCGTATTCCCTACAGCCGGGTTCTTCGCTGGATCAAAGAGTCTTGATGCTCTTGATGTGCCGGATCGCCAGTTCACGGGATTCCCTCAGTACTCGGTCAATTTCTGATACGCCTATCAATACCTGAAGCTTTTTCCGGAGGAAGACAAGGGTGACCTTGTCGACCTCCGACATGTCCAGCGTCTCAACGTTCTTGATTTCGTCGAGAAAAGCAGTGCAAAGACCAAGCTTGAAGCTAACTGCTTTAAACCACTTATCCTCCTCATTAACCCTGTACCTTTCTTCGTACATTTCTTTACGCATGCCCTCAACCGCTTCTTCAAGGTCGTTCTTGAGGACCATGCGCTCAGTAGCAGGTAGATCAACAATCTCTTTC